TCAAATACTACATTAACGTTTACTTCCAATTATCTGTGTATCTTAATATTTATCTCTTTGTCTGTTGTATCGTGTTTAACTTCTCTCTTTGTTCCGTTTAATCTATGTGCTTCGTCATCATCTGCTATGAGTTTCATTAGCCCAATTTGCAATGTTGCGTTATCGCTTGCGTACCATTTAGCTCGCATAGATATCTTCATATTAATTCTATTCTTTGCTAATTCGCTTTTTATATCGTTACATTCTTGCAATTTATGGTCATAGAAGGCACGCTTACTAAATCCAGTATAAGCCATTATATCGCCTATAAATATTAGGTTATGCTTTTTAATCACTTCAATGCTTTCCTTTCTTAAGTCTTCTGTATTGTATGCCATAGTCTATGTATTGTATTAATATATAAACATAATTACTTTTTTTTAGTTATAGCTTAAAGCTGGATTGTTTACTTTAGTCTTTATTAATGCTCCTTTAACTTCTGTTATGGTCTTAGGAACTACTCTATTTTCTAATGACTTGTTAAATATATTTAGTCTTGTGTCTATAAACTCTTTTAGTGTATTTTCATCCCACTCAATAAATATGTCTAGTGTATCGTTTACTAGTTTTTGTTTATATGTTGAGGCAGTTCTAGTTTTTAGTTTGTCTATTGTTATTAATAATTCTGTTATTTTTGCCTCGTATTTTTTCTTTTCGGCTCTATGTATTGACGTTGCTGTCTCTAGGTCTATTACTGTTGGGTCTTTATAGAATCTTCTTACTTTTTTATATATCTTTAAGTCTTTTGGTTCTATTGTGTTAAAAGTTCTAGCGTGATAGTAAGCAGCATCGTGTTTAATTCCTACTAACTCTCCAGTTGCTTGTAATGTAAAACCCATCTCTCTAGCTAGTTTGCAATATACTTTCCTAGCATAAGAATAGTCTCTTTCTCTATTTCGGTCTGCTATGTTTATATTGTATTCTTTGTCTATTATATCTTTTAATTGTTCTAGTTTCATATCTATATTTTATTATCTATTACTTCTATTAAGTGTCTTAGTTCGCTTCGTTCCCATTCTCCTAGTTTAACTCCATTGATTAGGAATTTATAGTAGTCTTTTCTTTCTGTTTCTTTTAGTTCTATATTTATGTACATATTAATCTATTTTGTTAAATTCTGCTGTTTGTGTTTCTATTAGTTCGTCTTTGTTTTTAAAGTAGTTATCTACTAGGGCATCTATCATAACCAGCTCGTCAATAGAAGCTGTTTTAATCTTGTGTATTAAGCCATCTATTTTGTTTAGTACATTAGTACACATCTCGGGGTTGTTGTTGTATATTATGTTAAAGCCTTGCTGATACTCTGCTTCTAGTATCTTAGATGTTTTGTTTACTTGGTGCTTTACGTTCTGTCTAAAGCCTTTACTGCCTTGTAGCTCATCATTTGCCTCTAGTAGCAATTGGCTTATTAGCACGCTCTTTAAGTAGTTTAAGTGTCTGTCGTTTATTGGTTCACTTGTTTCTTCTTGTACGCCTCTTATATCTTCTTGGTGTTCTAGTTCTTTTTGTTCCATATCTTTGTAGTATTTTATTTGTTGTTCTCTATCCATTGTTCTTTCTGTTCCCTTAAGTATTCTATCTCACGTCTTAAGTAGTCGGCTGCTTTTTCTAAGTCTTTAAGCTCATCGTCTTTCTTACCGCTTCTGCAAATATACTTAATTATATTGCCTCTGTTAAAGTTTAACTCATAATCTTTGATAAAGTCTATAACGTCGTATCCTTTTCCGTTCTCGTAATGTAAATAGGTTGCTCTCATTTTGTTTTGTTTTTATAATAATGCTAATATTCTTAAATCTTCTTTTATATCTTTAATCATTGCTACTGCATCTTTGTAGTCCTCGTTCTCTATTGCTTCTAGTACTATGTCTAGGTCATATATAAATCTTATCATTTTAAAATAGTTCTGTTTGTTTTACGTTTTGTTTTTTTATTATTCCTATTGCTGTTTCTAATATTGTTTTACCAGCTTCATAGTCTACCAAGTTTCGTGCTATTTTATCTCGTCTTTGTTTTCCTTTATATTTATAGAAATCGTAATTGTGAAACTCACACCATTTTGTTATTTCATTAGTTACACCATTCATTAACCCTTTTCCTTGTTTTCTTTCATTTAATGCACTTGGCAAATTAAAGTTTGTCCAATACAAATGTCTTCCCCTTTTCTTTGCAGGTATTAAAGGTTCATAATAAGGTGTTACATTTTCAACTACATATTTACCTTCAAAGTGATTGTCTAAAAATATAACTTCTTGATATAATTTCATATCAGGATATAAAGGAATAAAAGCATCAGTTGTTTTTTGTGTCATTCTTACTTTACTATGTGTTGGGCAAGGTGGAGAACTCCATATAAAATCAAATTCTTTGTAATGGTCAAGCAGGTATTGGTGTGCATCTGCTACAATCACTTTATCGTTTGGAAAACGTTCTTGGTATAGTTTAGCAAGTTCTTCATCCCATTCAACCGCTGTTACTTCTACGTCTGTTACTTCATCCCACTTATATCGGTTTCCACCTAAACAAGCATATAAATTTAATATTTTCATTCTGTCCTTAGTTTTAGTAAGTGATAACACTCAGCATACTTCTGACGTGCTTTGTCTTTATAATCTTGTTGAAACAACTCTAACATCTTTCTAGTATATTGGTATTTAGTATCACATTCTTTTAAGTATTTCTCTGCATATTTTTTACCCTTACCTTTAAAGTAGTTCACATTGTCTGCTGTATCTCCAATTATCATTTGCTCGTAGAAGTTAAATAAAGCCTCGTCTTCGCTTATATCTAACACCTCTTTATGTTTGTAGTGGTAGTTATACATAAGGCAAGGGAACTGCTTGTAATCCTTATCTATGCTTACTATCATCACATTATCTCTACCTACTTCATTTGACAATGCTTTCCAGTATCTAGCTACCATATCGTCAGTCTCTATACCATAACCCCAAACGCTATCGTATTCATCTTTTACGAATTGGTGCATCTCATCTAATAAAGGTGGCAGCTCTTGCTTCTTTCTATTGGCTTTATATACTGGTGTTATTAGCTTTCTAAAGTTTCCCTTTGAACCGCTAAACGTTATTACTCTTTCAATAGGGTACATATCCTCTAGCTTGTTTACAATGCTCATAAATTGCTCGTCAAACTTAGCTTGTGCATCTTCTATATCTCGATAGTACTTATCGTCTTCTGGCTTATCTCGTTTCTTATAACAAGAAGCAAATATTAAACTGTCTGCATCTACTAGTAGTATCATTCTATATCTAGGTTATAACACACGTTAGAACAATATGTGTCTCCGTTTGTTTGTGTTCCACAGCATCTACATTCTGTCTCAAAATCTGGTGCATCTATATACTCATCCCATTCGTTCATATCTCGTATTGTTTTAGTTTGTTTTGTAATACTTCTATTTGTTCTTGCAGTTGTGTTATTGCTTTGTTCTTATCAGCTCTAATCATTCCTACACGTTTTACTAGAACATCGTTCTCTATGTTTAATTGATTGACGTACTGTCCTATCTCATTCATACCCTTTACAAAGTTTCTTAGGTCTTTGTTAGCTGGCTTAGCATCACGCCATTCTATTACTTTCTCAGCAATATGATTAAACCAAAGGTTATAGGATTGTTTTTGTAGTAACGTCATTATACTGAGAGACCTATTATAAAGCCAATAGTAATTAAGCTACCAGCTAGAGCTATTATTAGTAAAAAATCTAACTTTGTTTGTGCTTCTTCTTCTAGTTTCTCTAACTCTTTCTTAGTATAAACTTCAATTCGTTTATCTTTTACGTCAATGTGTAATCCAGTTTTTGTCTTTTTCATAATGTTTGTTTTATTAATATACCGCAATGTAAAGTAAATTATACTTATAAACAAATTATAAACAAAGTATTTTACTCTTTAACCTTAAAATAGCTATCCCATATACCTAGCTCGGTGTCTTTTTCGTTGATGTTTATTATAGCTGCATCGCTTTCTTTAAGCAAATAACAAGGCTTAGAAACTTTCTTATTACTCCAAAGCGTAGTATCTGGGCAATACATATTTTTAGTTTCAAGGTCTTTTAGGTTGTTTAGCCAAAACATATAATTACCTTTAGGGTCGTTTACTAAATACAAAGCAACCTTATTAGTACCTATTAGTTTATCGTATTTAAACTTCTCTATAATTTTAGTGTCATAGTATTTGTTTCTAAATTTCATCTCTATTACACACTCTTGACCTTTTGGGGTTTTACCTACTGCATCCCAGCTCTCACTTCCCTCTCCAGAATGTTTTAAGTCCCAGCCATCTAGGTTAAGCAATGTTACTACTGCTTTTTCCCATTTATGTATTTCTTTAATCATATTTTATTATATATTCTGTCGATATCTTTAATCCACATTATTATTTCTTTTGGTCGGCAGCTACAAGGCTCGTGATACCTATGGTTGTAGTAACGTGCGTGCAGCGTACACAGCAGCTTATATTGTTCTTGTGGTACTTTAGTAGTTACAACCGCTTTAAATCCCACCCAAGCATCTCTATCTTCTTGTGTCATAATTCTATATTTATATCGTTCCACTCGTCACGTCTTTCATCGCAACCGCAATCGTCTCCCCAAATCTTTTTAACTACCCAGCGAATGCCAGTATAGTAAGTTATGTAATAAACTAAGTCTCCTAATCTCATAATTT